TTATTGTGTAACTAAATCTTTTTTTAATATAGCGTTTATCTCTGCTTCATTGTTGAATTCTCTAGTTAAACTATTCACGTATCTTTGCTCGCTTTCCATATCATCATCCATAATAAATGTGAGATTTTCTTTATTAAACCATGCATGAGCTACATAAGATCTAATGTTAAATAGCGCTTGAGGAGAATTATTTATAACTTTATAACCTATTTTTTTTCCTGTATGGTCTTCAACCATAAAATCAACAGTTATTTTATCTCGGTTTTTGGCACCTTTGAATACATAAGATTTTTGCACAGTGCTAAAAGTCTTAAGTAAATAGTTATTTATATATTCCCTCTTTTCTGCTTCAGTCATTTTATTTCCAGCTTCTTGAGTAGGATGCAAAATGTATTTCGTAGTATCTTCTATAAATGCTTTAGCTTCATCTAGACTATCAAAGTTTCTAATTTGTATATTAGTAAATTTAAAATTATTTACATAGAATCTAGTGAATTCTTTTATTTCACCTTTAAAATTAAGAAAGTTTTCCCTTATCGATTTTAAAAACATTTTTGTAAAATCTTTGTCAAGCTCTTCGTCAAAACTAAAAAGTTTGTTTTTTCTTTGCATTAGATTGAATTCATTTGCATAATAACCATTATTACCTTCTATTTGAAAAATAACACCTACAGCAATATTAGAAATCAATAGAATATCTGGATAGTAGTTAAAACTTGAATACTTTACTTTATACACTTTTCATCACCTCACTAAATGTTTCGTTATTTCTTCTATTATATCATCAAATTCACTAATATTTCTTTCGATAAACTTTTTCAACAAGTAAATATCTTGTTTTGAATGACCAACACTAATTTCATTAGGCATAGAACTGATTATATCATCCATGTCAATATTCACTAATTTTTTCTTAATTTCATAGCCGATTTTTCGTATCTCTATAGGGTCAAAACTTTTATTTTCTAATAACAATTGATAGTTTCCAGTTTGAAAAACATCTTCTACCATTTTTTCTATCGATGGATTCCCTCTTTTTAAAACATCAAACCAAATGCATTCACCTGGAAAAATATGTGTATAATCCAAAGGGAATAACTTGGCTTTTTGTCCTTTTTTAGGCATTTTAATTAATATGTTACCTTTATTTCTGTCTGTATTAGATATGAATGAATCAAATATTATCAATTCAATAATATCTTTATTATCAATTGTATTAATCATACCTGGTCCTTCTATGTGTATAACTGAATTTTCTAAAACAGTATATGTAAATATTTCCTTGTCATTGAAACTCGAATCATTTGGTATGCGATTTATCGTTAAATCAGATTTATACTGTGCAAATCCAAAATCAGGATGTGAAAAGTCTAACCTCTCTGCAATAAAATAACCTACTGCTTCATTGAATAAAGCATAAAACCCTTCGTTATTGTTAATCGATTTAACTACTACAGCCAAAGAGTCTATCATTGCATAATACGGTGTTGTTACACCATTACCGACTCTACTCGTAATCTCTGTTAATATTTTCACCATATCTATCCTCCGATTAATTAGCACAATTACATATATAATACACAACTTACACAAAAAGAGGTAGACCGAACATATAAACGAACACAAAAAATACCCCCACGTCAGAACTTGTCTGCCTAAAAAGGGGTGGGGGCGTTGTCGTTTATATTTAAATAGTAATCCAACCACTATTAATATGTCAATCATTAAAATAAAAAACAACCACCCAGTAACTAGTATGGGTGGTTTAAATATGCAGTCAGCTTCTTACTGCTTTACGCAAGTAAGTCCTCTGCATAGCCGGATTGGCTACCGGAAATGTGGTTTTAAGCCAGATTGGTTACTGGTAATGTAATTACATTATATCATAAAAAATAGGCAAGTACCGAAGTACCTGCCTATTATGCACATTTAAATCTTGAGAGTAATATTAAAAAGTGTATAGGAATATTAACATCCATCCAAATAGTTATTTAATAACTGTAAGATTCCCTATAGTTAGTAGCAAAATTTTTATTCTAAGTAAATACTAAATCGTGCTAAACTTACCAAAACTGCTTATTCGGTTACCTGCCTTGTCAACCTCTCCGGTCGCAATATAGCGACGTTGTCCACTATTAGCTATATAAGTAATCCATCTATAGCCATTGATACAATATGCGCCGTCATATTTGATTGTTGCGTTATTAGGTAATACACCAGTAATTCTTGAATTAGTTGAATAGCCGTCCCTTACGTTATTACCTTTAACATTGGCAACTGTGTAATTACCAGCCTCTTTTTTATAAGGCACATTATTCTTATCAAGTGTATAACCTGCTGGCACTGGTGGATTTTTTTGGTTTTTAGCTGATGTTTTAACATTACCAGCTACCAAACCACCTATAGGCTTACCATGAATCGCACCAGCTATTAATTTAGAATACAAGTCATAATTCTTCTTAATCCAATCCATATCTTTTTTATTAGTAATAAAACCTAATTCAGATAAACGATAATTGATATTTATTTCTGCTGATACATTAACGTTCAGTAAATCATTACGAGGTGTTACACCTCTTATTTGTCCTAAGTTATTTTTAATAACATCTTGTATACTTTTATCAATAGTATCCGCATTGAATTGACTTGAGATAATAACATGCCCACCACTTGCATTTTCTCCTGCTGCGTCTAAATGAATCTCTAGAACAATGTCATACCCCTGTGATTTAACCCAATATAATCCATAATCTTTATTATTTCCTACATTAACACCGTATGCAGTATCTTGATACATGTCTTGTGATTGACTTGAGCCACCATATAATGCAACTTCATGACCTGCATGTCTTAAATACTTAGCGATATTTGGCGTTATATATTTACGGATAAAATCGCGTTCGTTTGTTCCGTTTCCTACTGCTCCAGGATCGTTATAACCATGACCGGCTACAAGCATAATTTTTTTAGGTTTAATTACTGCTTGCTTTTTGGCAGTTGCTTGCTTAATAACGTTTTTAGCTTTATCTCCAACACTTACTTTATCTGGGAAATTTAATCTAATAAAATACATTGGGTCATCGTAATAATGAACATGTCTTGTAACAGTTTCAGGACCCCAACCAGGTTGCGCAACGCCATTTGTCCAACCTTTACCATTCCAATTTTGCCCATATGATGTGAAAGTGTTTAAATTTGCGCTCTCAACAATTTCAACATGTCCAGCTCCGCCACCATACTTTGACGGGAAAACGACAATATCCAACTTTTGCGGTAAAAAGCTATCATAGTTTTTAATTATTTGCCCGTATTTTTCAATCCTTGCTTTATTATCAAATGGAATATTATAAGCGTATAAACCTTGTAACCTTTCGCCTGTTGCTATCATAAAAAACATATTTGCGTAATCGTAACACTGAAATCCATAAAACGAATCAGGATTGAACTGCTTCCCTAATGAATTATCAAACCATTTTTCTGCTTGGTTTTTTGTTATCAACATTGGTCAACACCTACCCTAAATCATTTGTGTCGTTCATATTCGTAGGTGTCATTACTTCTTTAATTGGCGCTTGCCCTGTTGCTTTTCTATACTTGTTTTCAGCTTTATATTTCTTTAGCTTTTGATTTGCCCATTTACCTTCTTGAGATGTTGGATTGTCTTTATACGTAGTATATAAAGCAACAACAGTAAGTATTATTGATGATATAGTCTCATCGTCTACTGGAATCGGGCTAATACCTTTGTTCGCTAAGAATTGATTTACTAATGCTAAGATCAATACGATGTATCTTGTTATTACTTTTGCATCCATTTGTTTGCTCCTTTTTTCCAAAATAAAAAACGACTAAAAAATTAGTCGTTTAAAATTATTCAATGGTCAATGTTGGAGATCCTGAATAAATATCACTTATAGTGACATACAACATCCCTGAAGGATTACTAAAGTTGATATTTTTACTTGCAACTCCGCTATTGACTCCTGATATTCCTAAATCACTTGAACCTAAATTAGTTTGCGAAACCCTCATTATACCGCTACGTACATTTTCTATTGTCACCTGATAACTTTTATTAGGTTCAACTCCATTTATTGTCCATTTTGCTGTTGATTCTTCTATGCTATCCGGATATTTATTTTTAGGTAAGGGTTTTATTACAAAAGATGAAGGCTTTTTCCATACTTGGATATTTCCAGCATATACTTTTGTATATTCTTCACCTTCGTAAATAAACTTCTTTACATTTTTAAAATTACCTTCCATAAAAATCACCCCTTAATTAAGTAAAGTGTATTAGGGTCTTTTTGATATATATAGTTATATTCATTTTCTGTTCCTGTCCAAATTTTAACCGTCGGTTGAGATGCGCTTTTTAGTTGATATAAATTATCCGCTTGTTGTTTAGTAAAAGCTTGAGATGACAAAACATACCGCTCATCATGATTATGATTTTTTGGAGCATATAAATCGTTTAGTGTTTGTTTGAATTCCTCAAAATCTTCTGTACTAACTTTTGAGCCAATCTGTTGCAATACACTTTCTGAAATAGAGTTGTTTTGTATTGCTTCTGCTAATTCTCTTAATGTATTCATAGATTCAGGCGCGCTATCAACTAGTTCAGCAATTTTTGAATCCGTATACGTTTTAGAGTCGTTGAGAGTTGTATCTTTGATTTTTTTAACTTCTTGCAATTTATCTTCTAACCCTTCAACATTTGCGATATTGATTTTGTCCAATAACTCAGGTTCTGCTTTGATATCTGTATCTTTACCATCAATTTGCCACATTTTAGTGTCAGGATTGATTGATACTACAGTACCGTTTTTACCGGGTGCGCCTTGTTCTCCTTTTTTACCTGTATCACCTTTCGCACCAGGTTGTCCCGGTTCGCCTTTATCACCTTTCGCACCTTTAAATCTACTTTCATTCTTTTCGATGTAAGAAATGACATCTTTATCTATTTTCTCTTTAAAGTCTTTGCTCAATAAATCTGTCGCGTTATCTTTTAAAATTCTCGTAATAGCATCATCTACCAATTTAACATCGATTTCTTTTGCTACAGCAGATTCAATACCACTATCAACGATATTGAAAGAAAAGTTTGCGACATGTATTTTTTCTTCTTCTTTCTCTAAAAACAGCTTACAGCGAACATAACCAGCGTGTTTGATAACCTTTTTAGGTATTTTGTAGGTAAGGAACCCTTTTACAACATCGTCGATAATAAGGGGCTCATTTTTGAATATAGAGCCATCTTCCATAAACAAATGTAATCTAGGTGTTAAGCCATGTGCTTTTAGATCGATACGACCTTGTTTGTCATTGATACCTATTCTTATAGATGCTGTATTTTCATCTTCAGTGTAAAATCGACAGCCAATGTCACCTAAGTCAACACCATCATTTTTTATTCTCGTTTCAACATCTTTTATTTTGTACATTTACACACCTCTTTATTTATATTTATCCCTTGTGAAGTAGATACCTTTTAAGCCGATTTGTTTATATAACTTAGCGATTGTACTTGCTTGATGTTGGCACCACTCTATAGCAGTAGCGTATTGGTGGGTAGCTGGATTCTTAGGATTCCATCTAATTCGGTACAATGTGTTTTGACCTTTATTGATGTAATCCTTTCTTACGAAGCTAGCACCGCCCATGATTGCTTTTGCTGGAGATGTCCAACCTTTATTTTTAGCAAACGTCATTGCATAATCAGGGTCGTTGTCGAATGCACCAATACCGAAGTAATTATATGCACCGTATCTACCACTAGCGAAGTTACTTGTTCCGTATCCACTTTCTAAGAAAGCGTGCGCGATCAAATAAATTTCGTTAATGTTGTTTTTCTTACAAGCTTCCGCGAATGCTTTGCCTTGTCCGTCTAGTGTTCCTTTCCCTTTGAGTATCTTATTAAGCGCACTAACTGAAACGCCTTGATACTTGCCTAAATTAAGCATTTGATAGCATTGTGTGTTACTTTCCCATATTCGCTTAACATTCATTGCTGAGCTCGTTTGTGCTCGTGTTGCATTAGCCCAGCCCCATGTATGAGATTTTTTCGGGTTACCCCTAGACATTTGTCTATCCAGTGCTTGCTGGAACGTGAACGGACTTTTTTCAGTAACGATGCTTGGTTTTTCGTCTGATGCAGTGGGTCCTCTTGTTGACGCACTGTCAACCGATGTTTTATCACTAATTCTTATTGTTGTTTTTGTAGTTACTTCTTTAATATTTTCTCGTTTCAATATATCTCGTTTGATGTACGTCTCAAGCATTTTCTTTTTGACTTGCTCATACTTTGCGTCATCCGGTATACCTTGCTTAATCAAGTCGTAATTAATTAAATCTTTCATACTACGCCAAATATTAGGGTCTACCTTTAACGTCGTTTCAGATAATTCTTTATCTGTTCCTGACAACAACCATACACCCCGTATTAAAGCTTGTATTTGGTTCATTAAGAATTGACGCTTACTATCTGTTTGACCACCACATACTTCAATAACTAGCCAATTAGGGTGACGCGGGTCATCAAAATTGGTTGGTCTAGCAAGCCATGTAGCCTCTCTATCGACATATAAATGCGGTATTTCATAATCGCTTATAAACTTATTTCTTTGCGTATAAAGTTCGTCTACAGAACGCATATGCATTGATTCTTTTATATATAATCCTTGAATATCTGAGCGTTCATCACCCATTACAACTATATGATCAATGAAGTGCTCTTCTTTATCTAAAACATTGCTGTAAGCAGTGTATTTTACTGTTTTAACTTCTTTAAATTGCGGTTTCTTCGCTTCGCCAGTAATTGTTGAGTCATTGGCTTTTGATGCTGAACTTGTATCAGTACTACTAGGTTTGCTAGTATCTTTTGAATATGGAGGTCTGACAAAGCCTGTAACACTTACATAAGGGTGTCTTACTAAACTTCCCGGAGAACCTGTCCAACTATTAGAATTAACCCAGTTTTGGTCAACGCTATAAAAATAACTTTTATTAGATGGTCCTACTACTATTGCGGTGTGTCCGTCCGAACCTATTCCGTTGCCAGGGTGCCAAACTGCGATGTCTCCAGGTTCCGGTACAAATCCAGATGAATAACGATAGAATCGGAAACCCTTAGGATATCTGTAATTAGCCATATCCTTAGCATTGCCCCATGTTACAAAACCCCAATATCTTTTAAAAATAAAGTTAGGTGTATCCCAACATTGACTGCCCCGATAATTATCTATATTAATCCTCTTACCAATATTCGACTTTGCCCACTCCACCACTTCACTAGCTGTAGGCTTTCTAGTCTTTGGGTTAGGTAATCCCATGTATGCACCTCATTTCAATCAAAATAAAAAGCCAGTGCCGAAGCACTGACTCTTAACTGTTATTTACATTTACCAAACCAGAAGCACGCCCAGAAGCTATATCCTAAAATCCCTTTAAGCATGGTAATCACCTCCTTTAAATACCAAAAATAGTTCTTAGTAAAGCTATGACAATCGTACTGAAGATAGTCCCTATCAAACCGAGAATCCACATTTTCATATCGCGTATATTTTTGTCGTTTTCTTTCTTATTTTTTTCGTCTATCTGTCTTTCCCTCTGGATAGCATATAAAGTTTTATCTAATTTAATGTTAACTTGCTCTTGAGTTTTTTGACCTAATTTAATCTCATTGAGAGTGCTAAGCATTGTTTTATCATTCTCTTCTAATCTTCTAATTCGCCATTCATGTTCGTGCCGTTTGGTAAATCCAAACATTACGCCACCTACTTTGTGTTAAATTAAAAAGCCTCAAGCATTACACCTGTGACTTTTCATCTTTTGCCTCTGGATATTTTTCACCAGTGATCAATGCATATTCTTCTTTGTCGATTACACCCATGTCTACGTACCACTTAATTTGCTCATTTTTATAGCAACCCCACACATAAAAAGTTTTAATGTCTTTAAAAGTTGGATAAATCATCTTCATCATTTAAACGTCCCCCTCAGTATTTGTTTTGTTAGTTTTCAGTTCGGTCAACTGTTGTGTTAACATAGCGTTTTGTTGCGTCAATTGCATTGTCAACATGTTCACTTGCGTCATCTGCATTTGCATACTTGCAACCATTCCGCGAAGTTCTTCATCACTCAAATCTGATTCACTTTGTTGTTTTGATGCATTCGGTACGTCTTCTTTTTCGAAATTGCTATTGTATTTAATTTCGCCGTTAGTGAAAACAAACTTTCTAGGTTCGAACTCTTCTTTAAATTTAATAGGCACATTGTTATCATCTACATCTAAACTATTGCGTAATCCGCCAGTATTAACGTATCCGATAACTTCGTTTTTATCGTTTACTGTGATTTTCATTATTTCCACCCCATAATTTTAGTTATAGTAACTTTGTTGGCATTCGCTCCAGAACCTGATGTTTTACCTAAATCAAAGTACACATCGTTATCTATTCTTAAAGTAGTGCTACTTGTTTTGGATAGTAAGCACTCATAAATACCGCCACCGTTGCCGTCTGAGTCAACTACATTCGCTTTACTCAATTGAATCGCGTTAGGTAATGCGGTAAGTCCGAATCCCTCAATAACGCCACCTGGATAAGTTCCACTTACCAACAAAATAGAATAGTTTGTGTACGGTTCAGTTAGATTGATTGTTGTACCTACACCATTTGCGCCACCGTCGAACAATACCGTTGATTTATGTTCATTAGGAACTGTCCACTGTTGCTCAAGTCTGCCGTTTGTGATTGATCGTGTGTAAATCTTTTTAGAGTTATAAGGTGTGAAGTTAAATAGCTTGTTTGTATCATCTTTAACGAATACCGATAAATAACCCTCATAACTTTCAACGCTACCTGGTAAATCCGGCACTCTTGTTGCATAGTAATTACCAGCAGTTAAATATCCCAAATCGCCTTGCGCATTATTTAAGTTAACTTGAATTGATTGACCATTCGCCTCTGTCATCTTATGTTGTTGCCAGCTCGTTGTTCCGAATTTATCATCTACATACTGCTTAGCTTGATTTAAAGCGTTGTTAGACGTTTCTTCAACAAATTGCTTAGTTAAGTTTCCATCATTCTTTTTATAAAACGGGTACCATGTGCCGTAGATTTTGTATTTTGTGTACTCATCGTTTGAATCGTCTGGGTACCATGTTGCACGAGCAGTATTATTATCAACAACATAAACAACTAATACACCAGATTTGCTTGATGTATAAGTTGATTCATCGAACGAAGAACCGTCATCAACACCATCTTGTCCAGGCTTCTCTAACGTGCCTATATCCGTCTTTTCTGGCGCATCTGTTGCATTAGTAATATGAATAATCCTAGATGTGTTAACTGCGCTTAAAACGCTATCTATGGACTGCTCATACGATTCAATTGCTTTACCGTAATCATCTGTAAGTTTAGACTTTTGCCAATTTGTTGTTGAATTACCTTTAACAAGGTCAGCGCCATTGATTTGTTGTTCAACTTCGTTAACACGTTCAAAAATCGCTTGCTCTTTTTCAACTATTTTATCGACTTCAGCTGTAACAGCTTGTGTTGCACTAGTTTGCGTCGCAGTAATAGCTTGTATAGCTTCGTTTTGCTTGATTTCGATTTGTTGAATGCCTTTTGTCGCACTATCATTCACTTTTGCTATTAACGTTTGTGTATCAGCCATATTTTGCTTTAATTGGTTAAAGTCTTTACCGACAGCTTCGATAGTATCTTGAATAGATTTGATATAAACAAGCTTTGTTATACCATCAAACCCACTAACTAAATCATTTTCAATATTGAAGCTAAATTGACGTTCAACAACAACATTATTACTCCCGTTTTGTGTAAAGAATGCCTGAGCATGCACCTTGCCTGAATGTTTTAAAAATTCATTCGGTATCACATACTGCAAACGCCCATTAATTGCGTCTACTATCGTTAATTCGTCTGAAATATAAGCGCCTCTATCTACGTTATAATCATCGGTTTTTAACACGATAGATGTCTTAACATGTTCAGAACTTATAGATAACGGTCTGTTATTCTTAGTTACTGCAAAATTTAAAACACCAGTTCCTCTATCTGATTCATAGAAACTGATGTTTGTGTCAATAATTGGATTATATTGTGATGTTGTTTGTAACTCGATTAAGTTATCGTCTTTCGAAAAATTATCTACTATCATTATTCAACCACCTTTCCCTCGAATAAACTCCATTTACCAACGCCACCAGTACCAAAGTTTCTAACTAAAAATTGATGTGCAGACGGGAAATTATTACGTCTTAATACTTGTGTTGTGTTACCCGGTGTATTCGATTTTACTTCTAATATCCAACCTGCAATACCTTTAAAGTCTTTAGGAAAATCAGTAAATCGTTTTGATTCTTCAGTAGTGATATAGAAATCTAAACCAACGATTTTTAAATCTGATAATTTTGTAATATTCTTAGGGATATGTTCCCAATAACCGGCGTTTTGCGGACAGAAATTCCATGCTCCGTTGTTTTTCTTATTGAAAATGTCAATGACACGTTCGAATTTAAGCATATTTCTACCTGTGCTGTTTCTGGTAAGTACTTGTCTTAGAGCACCATTATAGTGTCCAGGCAGTACATCAAAGAACCAACCTGCATCTCTAAACGCTTTCGGTAACGGGAAATCTAACGCATTTTGTGTGTCTTGCGTATAGATATAGTAATGACCAACTTCCGTAATATCACTTAGATATGCTGGGTTTTGTATTGGTAACGGTTTAACACGTCCGCCTGAATCAGTCATCGATACTTGAGGTGCAATGTTTTTTAAGAATTGGTTAACACCTCTTTGGCCGATGGAATAAATTGAGTGATGTCTGTTGTTACCAGGTCCAATAGTTACCCCTATTAAAAGCGCTTTGCGTCCTGTTTCTAGATCGTAATACATATCTAGACCCTCAGCTTCTTGGAAGTCTCCTTTAAAGTTATTATTCACACCACCAATATCGATACGTCGTTTAAATAACAATTCTTTTGTTTTTATATCGAAACCTTGTAAGTAGTTAGGGTTGGCTGTATTCGAATCACCTGTATACCAATATAAGATACCTGCATCATAAGTGATACCTTGCATAGGTTGTGTATCTGAAGTGTATTCCATAGGTATATCCATTTGATACAATACTTTGTCTATACCTTTATCAATATCGTCAGCACTTCTTACTTCAATGAAATTCAATGAATTCTTAGCTTGTCTTTCAGAAGCTTTATATTCACGTCTGAAAATCATTAAATTTTCTATAGGATTATAAATCGCTGACGTATATCTGTCGTTAAATATATTCGGCATGACATCTTGCATTTCATTACCATAAGTTATTTCTCCAGTTCTATATTGGAAACGTACAAACTTGTTGTTTTTGTTACTGTCCAATACAGCTGAATAAATCCATAATTCTCCATCAATGTATCTATACGCATTGTGTGTACCGTGACCGCCGTTTTTAACAAGCAATCTATCAATAAATTGTCCGTTGGGCTTCAATCTAGATAACATGTAATGATTACCTGGACGAGCTTGCGTCATATAAATAATTTTCGTTCTAGGGTCTACCCAAAATGATTGCATTACTGCATTTGTATATGGCGATAAATCAGTGATAAATTCCGGCTCTTGCTCTTTTGGTTCGAATCGGTATTCTGTCGCTCGATATTCTTTATAGTGTTCATCTACAGCTTTCTCAACCTTTTTAGTGAAAGCATCTAGTGTTGAATAATCATGATACAAACGATCTTGCAATGTCTTATGACCATAACCTGTATTATCAATACGCGCGTCTTTTACTTCATTGATACCGTCGCCGTTATGGCCTAGAATCATATTGCTAAAACGGCCATTTAAATACGTTAAATAATCTTCAACACTGTCATTCAAGTATTTAATTTGTTTCGCTGAGTGTGCGTATATTTCTTCTTTTTGATGGTATATAAACATTTTCTCAAGTTTGCTCATACCTTCATCTAACAAGCGATAGTTATACTCATGTTGAGCAACTATTTTCCGACCTGTCATTGAATGTAAACTTGTAATTAATCCGTAAGCCATTGGTTGCCTCCTTTAGTCGTAAAAACTGTAATAATCCTTGATTAACTCGTACATAATAACCTCGTGACCTTTTTCGTTAGGGTGTAAGCCGTCCTCCATGCTCGCTTTCCTAAAAGCTGGATTGTATGGCTTAAAGTAATCTGTGTGATATGCGTCAAACACTGGTACATCTAACTCACTACAAGCTAATATTTGAGCGTTTACATAGTCCTCAAGTGTTAACCCTAGTTTGTTTTTGTCCGTGTCTTTACGGCGTATTGTTGTACCACTCATAGGGCATTGTCTTGTAGCTGTCATCACTAGTATTTTTGAATCTGGATTATTCTTTCTAATAACTTCAATTGCAGAACAAAAGGCACCGTAAAACGTTTTTGTATCCGTTTTATCAGTGCCTATCGGTACGCCTGCCCAATAACCGTGTAACCAGTCATCATCAGTGCCTTGTAATATGATTAGGTCTCCTCTTATTTGCTCTGCTTGTCTATAAATGCTGTTTTCTACCGCTTCTTTACCTATTGGAACTGTTGCCATTGTTGCGCCACCTCTTGCAAGATTAGTCGTTTTAGCTTTCAATTTCTTGCCTAACATTTCTGTGAAATTAGTTTTTGCGTGCGACCCTCTAGCTACAGAGTCGCCAATCGTTCCAATTGATTTGATGTTTCTTATACTTGATTGACTAGTAAAGTCGTACATGATCGTACCATTAGCAGTTGTAACTGTTTTAGTATTCATCTTATCGACTTTAGCGTTTATTTTTTCATTCTGCTTAACCAATTCATTATTTATAGATAAACTTGCGTTAACTTTTGCGTTTAATGCTTTTAGTTCTTTAGATGGGTCGGATTTTGTAGATTTTACGCTTTTAACATAATTTGCAGCATCATGAACTGCTTTGTTATAACGATTACGCCTTGTAAAGTCTCCTAATACTACATCTTGCTTAGTGATATTATTGTACGCATCTCTATGTGTAGTGATTTCGACTATTCTCACTAAGTCGTTATATCCTATGGCAGAATCCACCACTCTAACAACATCACCTATTTTAGGGTTAGCTTCTGGGAAATGTTCACGTAACGCTACAAAGTCTAAGGAAATAGAAGCAGTGACACTTTTCTTTATCAATAACTCCATTGCTTTTTTTAAACTATCTTCTTTTTTAATACGTCCATCAACAAGCGGTGGCGCTTCTCTTTTACCTATCAATTGTGCTAATGGATGAGTGAATTCAATTTGTAGTCCCGCTTCTGCAAAAGTCTGTTGTCCATCAAAATCACCATAACCTTTAATAAAGGTATAACATTTAGATGCATCTTCTTGTATTTTGACGTTATCAGCATTCACACCAGCTTTAATGTAATAATTGGCAAACTTAGATAATTCATCATACAAATGAAACGTTTTAGTCTTTGCATCGTATTCATATTCGAGATGATAACGCTCAAGTCCTTTTTTTAAGATTTCTAATCGTGTATCTCCTTTGCCTAATCCCTCGAATTTAGATGCATCTACTTTTGGATGTAATACATACTTATAACCCGTTCCTTTAAAGACAGTATTGAAGAACTCAACGCCTGTAAAACTTTCGTTATACTCTTGGTAAATCCTAGAATTGTTAAGGTCATCAAGTTCTTTTTGTCTAGCTTTGATATCAAGCCTTATTTTTTCGCCAATAGTAGACTTATCAAGTATGACAATTACATATTCGTTGAAATCATCTTCACCTTCAACATGAGTGATCGTCCACATTTTAGTTATAGCACCTATTGCGTCAAACGTACTCGCGTTCTCGATAATAGTTAGATCCAAAGAACTATCTTCATTTAGCTTTTTACTTACTTTTGTACTAACATTAATAGCGTGCCCTACACCCTGTAGACTTTTTAATAAAATTGGCATAGGCTACTCCTTATCTAAAATATAATTTGTGTCTAAATGTAATTTGTTTCATTACTTTATTAGACTTGAATCGATTCCAGCCTGGATATAAAACCGGTTGTTCTAAAGTTTTATTAAAAGAATCTATATTTAAATAACCTCTATAGGTATGTTTACCGTCGAAGATTATTTTATCTCCGGCTTTTAAATCAACTTCCTTAATAACTGAGATATTTCCTTTATCTGTATAGAAAGTGAATCCATCCTTATCATTAGCTTTAACATCTTCGGCTAACTCTATTTCAACAACATTAAACTGATTAAACTGTGTTAAAGGAACATCACCGTTATAATAAACTTCTCCTGAGTTAGTGTTGTAAAATGTCATTTGACGCCTCTTATCACCTTCGTTTGTAGGCAATCTATCAGGTACCGACCATTTTTCAGGGTCGTTATCACTTTCAAGATCAGTACTATAACCGACACTTTCAAAGTATGGTAGTTCGGTTGTTTCAAACGACAAAGAAAATTCCCCTGATGTTTGAGTTGTGTTAAAAGAAACTTCACTTACTAGTCCTACAAAAAGTTGTCGTCCATCAACATAATCAAGCTCAAATGCTTGTTTGTCTTTTGGTATATCTAATATATGCTCATACTTAATTGAATTGTCTGGTGTAGCTAATTCTCTTAAATAAAAACGTCCAGCAAATAGCGCTTGGACGTCTGACTTTAAATGTGAAGCATAAGCAATTTTAGGTACTTTATACCTTAGCTTAAGCTCTACTTTTTTAAGTTCTTCTTTAGCATAATTATGAAATCTACCATCAATACCTTCTATATCAGAATAGTTGCGATGATATCCTGCGCCTGTAACATTATATTCAACTACTTCTAAATGATCATAAGTAAAAGGATTGTCACTGACGCGATACTGCGTTCCATTTCTTATTACTTCTATATCATGCGCTATCAACTAACAAACCTCCCTTATAATAAGTTGAAACTTCCGTCTATAGCGTCTATATCATCAATGCGTGATTTAATTAAATCAAGGTCACCCTCATTTCTAATCGTTACATTCACAATAGGCCTATTATTTTCTTTTAAGCTATGTTGAACATCGCCTGACATGTGTCTATCAAAAGTGGTGCTTATCGGGTCTCCTATACTATCTGTTAATGTAGATGATAGTTCTTTGTTAAAGGCGCTACCGAAATCTGTAGCAATAACTTTAGCTTGTGATACTGCTAAACCTTTGCCTAAACCACTACCTCCACCATGACCGCTCACGAATGAAGTTACAGAATCCCAAGCTGATGAAATCGCATCACCTACTGCACTAACAACTCTGTGTGCAGCGTTAGCTACACCTTCAGCTACTTTGCCGATTAATTCCGCGCCAGCGTTCAAGAAATCGCCGAAAAAATCTTTGATTCTATTAAGTGCATTTCTCATGCCGTCGCCTACATTTGAGACAACTCTTTTAAATCCATCAGCTACTTTGCTTGCAAAGCTTGTGACAGTGTTCCAAATATTAGAAACCCATTCAGAACCTTTAGAAATAATATAGCTTAAAGCCAATCCCATCAAACTAGATATACTCGATGCAACTCTACCGAACCAATCAGTAACACTATTCCAAATATTACTAACAAAATTAGTGATTGTACTCCATATCTGCGACCAACTTGTGCCAAACATTGATAATGTTCTATCCATGATACCAGTTAAAAAGCCGATAATCGAATTCCAAACTGATTGCATGTATTGCCAAATGGTATCAAGTACATTGGAAATCGTAGTTTTAATTGTCTCCAAAGCACCCGAGAAGTCGCCAGTAAGAAACTGTATTAAAGCAGTAAGCAAGCCTACTATGATTTGGACTGCTACTGATATCACTGTTCCTATGGCTTGGAACGCAATTGTAATTAACGTCCATAAACCTTGTATGATATTCATAACGTTTGTGATGATACCTATGACTAAAACACCTAATACTTGCATGAATATTTGCCCTAGCATTTGTAATATAGGCATGATTGGTTGCAACGTTGTTTGAATTTTGCCCCACAATTGAGTTAACCAATCAACGACGCCCTGAATCGCACCAGAAACGGCTGTTTTGATACCGTTCCAAGCTTCGGTTATTGTTTTTCTGAAATTCTCGTTTGTTTTCCATAAATAAACAAGAATACCAATGAATGCGCCAATTACGGCAATTACTGCTAATACTGGCACAGAAATACTTGTGAAAACACCAGCTAATAAACCGAACACTTTACTTACCAAATCAGTTATCCTAGTTAATTCCAGTATTCTTGTGACAATATTTAATAAAGTTACGCCAAACACATTACTTAATACACTGCTAACAGCTGCAATCGGAGCCATTAAAGCCCAAAATACGCCACCTAAAATACCGATAACACCGATAATTTGAGCGACTGCTGGGTGTGCTTCGAATAGTTTGGCGATAAATCCAGCTAAATTAGTAATGAAATCTAGTAATTTACTAGCTATAGGAGCCATTGCAGTACCAAATGCCACTAACGCTTTTACGATATTACCGATTAACTGCATAATAGTGGGACCATTCTCTTGAACGTAACTGATAAAGTCTTTAAATCCTTGTGATTGTCCTACTTGTTCTGACCATGCTCTAAATTGAGAAGTTAATTTAACTAACCAGTCAAAAATGTTAGAACTGTTTTGAGCAAAAGCAATCATTAAATTACCAATACCAGCGAACACATTGCCAAATATCTGACCAATCTTAGGTAAGTTAGTGGTAGTGTAGTCAATAAACGCTTTAATAGCATTCTGACCAGCCACACTATTAGCCCAATTTTGGAAAGCTATAGACATGTTCTGTAGTCCTTGAGACACAAATTTGAACAACGGCATTAATTGAGTGAAAATGTTAATTAATCCGTCGCCAAATCTTCCTGCAGCGTTCAATAAATCTCCGAAGATTGCGCCACCTATGCTATTCAATGCTTCAAATGCTTTCTTAGTTGTTTCAGAATGTTTAACCCAATCCTCAAACTTGCGTGCGTTTGCTTCAACCAGCATAGATACTTCGGATAAGAATGGTTTTAATTGAGACATCGCACTTGTAACACCTCTGATACCTGCTGACATCGCATTAAAGATACTTGCTTGATTCTCTTTAACAATATCACGCCATGTAGTTTTTAACTGATCGCTCGCATCTCTAAAGTTTTGAACTTCTTTTGTTACTGCCAATGTTCCATCTTCAACCATTTTAAGAGCGCTAATAGCCATTGCACCAAAGCCAACAACTCCAAGACCTGCGACAGAGAATGCGCCAACTAAACCTAAAACGCCACCACCTAATACACCAACCGCATTAAGTACTGCCATTATTGCAGGTACTAACCCGGCAATCACTGGTATCAATGCTTGTATACTAGCAATCATTAAGCCTTTAACTTGTTGTGCAAAAATTGTACCAAATGTACGAATTTTAGTAGCTAGCGCGTCCATTTTCTCACTATAATCAGTTAAGGACTGATTCAGTGCCTTAGTTAAAATTTGGGTTTTTGTCATACCTCTCGTATCGAAATTAACTTTTATTGTTTTGTTGTGTAACGTGGCCAACATCGTTTTTGCACTAGCAATTGCACGTTTTAACGGTGAATTATTACCATCTATTTTAACGTTATGTTCACGCCATTTTTGCGCCATAGCTTTAGCGCGTTGTAAAGCTCTTTGGAATCTTGAAATATCTGCTTTTACATCTGTTTCAATTTCGTTTGGTACAGACGTCTTTGCTAATCGTTGAGCTTTCCTTACGTTGCTTTGGAAATCTCTAATATTGGCCATAATCTTTGCCATAAAATGAGTATCCAAAGGCTAACCTCCTTTCGATTCAAGGAATTTTCTTGTACCTTCTTTGAAGAGTTCACGTCTTCTTTTTTCTTCTTCTAATCTAGCTTTTTGTACACGAGCATAGCTACCAGGTTCTCTTATTTCGTAACGTTGTTTCTCAATGTCACGAATCATACTAGTTAGCCTCTTAGAAGCTTGTACTAAGCCGTTAGCTTGCGCTTGTTCAATTAATAATTGTCTTTGATCTAGGTACCTATCCTGACCACCAATAAGCCAATCACGCCATTCAGCAGGTGTTAGTGCTAACAATTCATGTTCAGGGATATATCCTAAATATCTAGCTGTCAGTTGCCTTATTTTTGAGTAATCGTGTAAGGTTCTGCGCCCATGATTTCCTTGTAATTCTCTTTCATCATTTCTATGCCTGCTTTCGTCATTTCTTTGTCCTCGCTTTTGGCCATATTCGGTGCTTTGTTCAATGTCATCCAGTACGAGCGACTCTCCCTCTTGAAAAAACCACTATTGTTAAGTTTGTCCAAAGCCCCTTGTAATAACGGCAAAGTATCCTCGTTTTCAGTGATGAAATCATCAATCGCTTTTTCTAATTGTTCTCGAGTTGGTGGGTTTTTTAAATAAGCAGTAGCACATTCCCAAAATTGTAAAATCGCTTTGTTTCTAGATTCTAGCAAACCGTTAAAGATAACATTGAATCCTGGCATTGCTCCTTTTCTCCCATCTTCGCTATCTTCTGAGAATTTTTCAGCTTTTCGGTCAAATGCAAATGTTACTTTTGCTTCTACTTCGTAATCTTTTTCTCCGTCATTAATTTTTAATGTTGTAATTGGATTAAATTCAGTCAAAATATATACCTCTTTTCAATTTTTTTATAAAAAAATAGGGAGCTTACGCCCCCTTGATCTATTAGTTTACATAGAATGGTCTTCCGTGCGTGAATCAGATACAACACTAGCTTTCTTTTGATTCTCGAATGTTCCGACTTTTTCGCCGAATTTTTCGTATTCAACTGTAGGCGCACCTGCAGCTTCAAACCACTCTTTCGGCAAGTTATCTTCAGCACCTTCTGCTGTATTCCATTTAACTTTTAATGATAGTTCGATTTTGTCACTTTCATCATCAAACGACATTTCAAATGATTCTGGAACAACATAACCAAACATTCCGTGATGTTTACCGTCTGCACGTTTATTACGCTCATAAAGCCATATACGCAACTGTCCACCTGTTTGTACAGCGTGTTTCACTGCTTCAATTCCTTTATCTCCAGGCACATTACCAATTGTTAATTTAAATGATTCTGACATTGCATTGGGAGAATAGTCCGTTTTACCGCCTCGTACTATTTCAGCTAAATCATTTTCAATCGTATGTCCACCTTCTTGTAAGTCAGCTAATAATAAAGATTCTACTGGATCTAAATCAGTTTCAGCTGGACGTACAACTGCTAAATAGTTTTTTTGCGCCATTTAATACACTCCTTCGTTTTTCTTTTTATGTCTGTACTTAAATAAAAGCCGTATCGTGCCATGCTTAGTAAACCTGTCTATATCAGGGAATACTGCTTGACTATCGATACGGCTATATTGGAATTCGTAATTTTCTATTTCTATAGGTCTGTTAAGCACATAACCTATCGCGCTTAAAATGAGCTTAGCCTCGTATTGTGTAGCGAACTGCGAATACACATGTATGACAATACCGACTGTTTCTCTCATTGTTGCGCTAGATTCGTTGTTAGTGACGTTCGATTCACCCACAACAATATATGGGTAAACAGCGTCATCTTGAACAACGTCAAAGACCCTATCATAAACTAGTTTGTTAATGTTAGGGTCTGAGATTAATCTTTTATATATTTGATTTGTAAGTTCAGGTTCAACTGATACCCACATATTTTACCACCTCTATGAAAAATACTGCTCGAATGTCTTGCGTCCTGCGTCAATTGCAGGATTCCAAAACGGCTGTGGCTCTTGACCATATGTTGTGTACCATTCGCCGTCATCACCTTCAAAACTCCACGGAATCTTTGTAGCACGACTACCACCAGGACCAGTAGCATATATACCAGTACCGTATTCAACGTATATTGCATAATCTGCGCCGACACTTATAACACTGGATAACCCACCGTCGAAATATTTAAAGTCAATACTTTCTTTTAAAAAACCTAAGTCAACAGGAGCTAATGCTACAGCAGTGTTGTAAATCTTCGTCGTTGTTTTAGCAATACCTTTTTTAACCCACTCTTCTATTTTCTTATCGAACTTATCCAATTCAACAACCATGCTATCAGCACCGTACTTAACTTTTGCCATATGGCACCTGCTTAAGTCGTAGTAACTTAATTTCATGTTGTCCGCCCTGATCTACAGAATCACCTTCAATACTAAAGATTCTACCCTCATACTCAAATAAATTGTTTTTAGATATTGGCAAGTCATAAGGTACATATAGGTTTCTGTCATATTCTTGTGACATTTGATGAAATTTTAGTTGTTCAGATGTAGTAGGCGTATCCATAAATCCTTTAATTGTTTTATCGCTTACAAAGCGCTCTTGTATAATTGGATACTCTCCTACTTTTTTGATACTTCCAATAGAAATAGTGTGAGGGAATTCGTCGTATGGGTTAAACACAAACAACACCTCTACCTTATTGGTTTAAACGGATGAAACTTTGCTCGTTTATACCTGTTTAATACTCCACTAATGTAATCAGGGACACCATCGTTATAAGTGTACGACACTGTCCCCATACTTCTTGACTTTAAATTCTTTTTAACTTCAGGTCGTTGATAATACTCTAGGACATCTGCGACATACTTTTTGATTGAGTAAGGATAAATGACTTGACCATCTTTCATAAAATCATTGTTTGTTATATCCCTAACATCTTCTAGTATTCCGTCAACTTCCATCTTAAATATTTCTTCTTCATCACTTTTAACTTCCACTCCATTTTTCTTGAGTAAAAGTTTAACATCTTCATAAAGAGTCATTTTTATCACTCGCTCTTATCAGACGTAGTACGGCGTGATTTAACCTCTTTGTAACCGACAAGACTGTAATAAGAGTCAAACGCCTTCTTTGTAACAGTAATGGTCATATTGTCTTTTTTTACCTTAATCTCTTCTGCAGGATTAGCCATCATATCTCCTCCTATTCAGTTGGTTTAAGCGTTGCGAACGCTTCTGGTTTAACGTTCATGTATGCAATATGCATCGTCGCACGTAAAGCGAACATATCACGTTCAAATAATGATACTGGTTGGCCAGAAGCATCTGATGCTTGTAACGTCGTTAACGTGGCATCTTCAGAAATTGCATACTCAATACCTTGTAAGATACCGTAACGTGCGTAATCCCAATCACCCATTAGTGCTAATGATTTCTTTTTGTCGTATACATCCGCTCCAGTATAAGATAGTGGTAATCCCATAATCTCGTTCCCGTTAGCATCAAATAATGGTCTGTCATTAGCATCTAAAGTATTACGCATTTTACTTCTGAATGAACGTGTAGTTAATACTCCGTTTGGATCTAACTCTTCATCTTCAATAGTAGCCATTAATGCCGAAAGGTCTACGTATAAATTATTAGTATCTGTAACAACGTTACCTTTCTCTTCTGCGCCTTCAACAAGCGGTTTACCACTAGTTGAAGTGTTATAAGGTGATTTAGTACCAAAGATAACAGCTTGGTCAAACGCTTTGTAAAACGCCTCTGCAATTAGAGGTTTAACCTCATTAAAGAAATCTTTTGCAGTCCATTTAAGAAACTCTTTTGATAACGGAATAATTACACCAATTTTCTTAGCTTCCATTTCTGCTTGTGCATATTCAGGCTTAGAAGTTTGAATACGTTCCGTTTCTGATACCCAGTAGGCGCCTACACCTTTTGCTAAGTAAGTAAATTTTTTCTTTTGTGCTGTCATTGGCTCATTTTTAGCTAATTTCATAATTGCTGAATTAGCCATAATGTCTTTCATGATTAAAGTACCTTGTTCTGCTGGAATAACGCCGTTTTTAAAATCCGATAAAATAACATTGCCTGGCGTGTATGTTGGAGTTGCCATATTTTATTACCTCACTTTATTTTCTAATATTGATTTCTTTCGCCATTTCTTCAATGGACTTTACATTTGAAGGGTCTAAATCTTGATTTCGTGATTCTTTAACATCTCTTCCACTCGATTTAAATTTAGACTCAACACCTTTTTGAACATACTTGTCAAAGGTTTCTTTTAAAGCTTTTAAGTTTTGCTCAGTATCTTCATCAGAATCGCCTAAAAATCTATCAACTAAGGATGTTGGTAAATTTAGTTCCTGCGCTTTACCTAGCGCGTTACTTCTTAACTTCTCACGTTTTGCCTCTGCGTCGCGTTTTTCTAACTCTTGTTCAAGAGCACTAATACGTTTTTGTTCTTCTGATTGCTCAGGATTACGCTTCCGTACTTCTTGTTCGATTAGATCCTCAAGATTTTTCTCTTTCCATGATTCTAATCCTTTCGAATGATAACGATCTAATTCAGGTTGAATGAATCGTTTACCTTCTTCTGTATCTAAAAAGCCTTTAACGTCATCAACAGACACCGTCTTAAGTCCCTTTAGATAATCTTTTACTTCTTTATCGTCTTTGTGTTCTTCAAAAAAAGACTTAACTTCTTCGATATTCATATATCAAAACTCCTTTTTGCCCTTCGCGTACCCTAACAGTCCGAAAAGTGCATAATAAAAAGCAGTTTAACGACATGCTAAGGTCGATAGATACATTATTTCTTTTTCCTCTTGTGTTTTTCCCACTCACGATAATTCATGAATGGTATAACTTCATTTTCACCATCATCATTACGCACTCTCATCACAGTGGGTAATTCATCTTTATCAATGTAATAGAGTAATTTACAACGACAGTTGATATTTTCTTTCGCACTGTTTACACCGATAAATAGCTTTGGTGCTTGTCCAACGCACCCACTTGATTGAAAGTTTTGGTCTATTTCCACTGATTCCCCATCTAAATGACGATGAGTATCACGTGTTCGTGTATCTTTAGTAGCATTCCAACGTTTCTTCATCTTCAAACCGTTATCTTTAGCAACCATTGCGCTATCAAGTCCAGCTTGTGACATTGCTCTGCCTGCTTCTGTACGAGCCACACGCAATGATTGAGCTTTAGACATGCCGACATCATCACGTATTGCTTTAGCTATCTTAGAGTAACCCTCTCCACTCATAATACCTTGTGTAATGTGCATACGTATCTTTTTCAATACTTCATCACGATGTTTTTGTAGTGTTGGCATTAAACGAATGAACTCAATAGGTTGTTCAATAGCTGATTTGATTACCTCTTTACTCGGAACATCAAACTGCATAGATGTTTGACTCGCCATTTCATATAAATAAAGGCTCATAAGGAATTTTTCTATATAAGCATCTTCTTGTGACTTCTGAATCATCTTAGCTACTTGCCTATAGTCATCAGTCAACATTGTACCTATACGAGTTAACTCCTTATTGAGCCTGTTGTATTTATTGAATTCAGTCCATGTAACATACACATCATCATTTTGATATTTCTCAAACATATCTGCGATGATTTGTTTTATCTCTTTAAGTCGATTAGCAAATAGTTGTTCTATTGGTTTTTCTGCTTTAGAGATTAAACCCTCGATATACTCATCAATATCATTCTGATTGGTTATTTTGGGATTTGTCATTTGCGTCACCTTCATATATGTCAGGTAATTTGTCATTAAATTCAAGACTTTCTTTTTCCATTTCGTCTAATTCGTAATCAACATCATCAACTAGTTGTGATTGTCCCAACCTTGTTCGTTCTGAAACTTGCCCCTTAAGGTTAATTAGCACTTGTGATTCTTCTAACTTATTAACTGGAATGTTTCGAGTGAACTTAAATATCAGATTTAAATAACTATCATCATTTAAGTTGTACCCTTTACGCTTTAATGCAGATAAAATAACTTTGAATTGATACCTCAACATAGCTGTCATCTTACGCTCAAACGTCATACACTTGTTCTCTAAAGCCATAAGCTTAAGTTTCATTCCAATGATAGGTACATTTCCATTAAACTCGTCAGAATTAAAGTTTACTGACTTTGCAAAACGCATGATATTCTTTTCGATTCGATCTAAATGGTTCTCAATCATTGTGTCATTTACATCTTTTGTTAAGTATTTAACGTCCATATCTTTGTCGAACAACTCAAATGCGCCACTCTTTTGTGTTTCTTGAATCATTCCTTCACTCATACCCATACCGCGTAACACAAGGTATGCTAAACGTGTCTGACTAATCTCACTTGATGCATCGCTCATTGTTAAATCATATGCGTCAATTAAGTGAATAACCTTTTCAGCATCTCCTATCATCTCTTTGTTGTTAGGTACACCAAACAATGGATTGTAATCAAATAAATGTTCATATCGTCCAACTTCTTGCAAAGCGTCAATACCTTCTCCTCGAAATACATAATAATAAGTATTATCGTAAAACTCTGCGTACACATAATCAGTGCCATTATCATCATCTTTTTCATAAAAGTAGCGCAATGAGTATGTAGGTTCTAAAATATTGTCGCCAACAAAAATAACATTATAGGGATCTATATTCTTAATCCTAATATCACCATTCGTATCAATATATGCTAACCTAGCACCATATCCGCAAATTGCTGCCATTTTACCTATTTCAGAATCCTCATCATCAACACTATTTCTAATGGCAAAGTTGGTTATAAACTTTTTCAACTTTTCGTTTTTTTCTGCGTTTTCATCTAAATCATAAGTAACAGGAACACCATGTAAATAACCAACACGTGTATCAACAATTTCGCTGTCAAAAGAGTTGTTAAGTTTGTTATTAACAGACACGTCTAATCGCCTTACATTTCCACCAGTTTCAAAATCTTCTTTTTCTTCAATTGGTCGACGTTTGAATATTGGTACATAGTCAATATGTGTCTTGTATCTATTATAGAGATTAACCATTCTCTCTCTATCGTCTTTATGTGACTCTATTAGAGCCTCAATATGCTTAGGCAATATTCCTTGTGCTTCAATATCATCTATTAACTTATACAATGTCATTTCCCCCTCCTTAATCGTTCAGGTTTAGTATGTGTGTATATGGCATATCTTAACGAGTCCAACACGTCATCAAATTCTTTTATAGGCTCTCCATTTGTAGGGTGCCAAACGTATTTAAATACCTCTTGCTTAAACCTATCCATATTATCATATAGAACAAGTAACTTGTTTTGTTTGAACAACTTAGCAACTTCTTCTACACCCGATAGTTTACTTTTATCACCGTTAATTGCACGTAATCTATGTCTTCTAAATTCAGTGATGTATTCAGGTCGTGCAGTATCGCAGTAAAAATTAATATTGCCATATCTACTTACAATATCTTTTGCAATATCCACCCAATCATCAATAAACTTAAATTGGTGTGCGTGCTCCTCAATAAAATAAAAGTTACCATCTATACCTCGTCCTATTAACACAATAGATCCGTAATGCTCGTAACCCCAGTCGACACCAGCAAAGTATTCTTTGATAGGTATGTCGTCCAATTCATCTGCTTTAATCGTATTCTCATTCAAATCAAAGTCGGCATATACTACACCGTCGCCAGACACCCACATACCATTGATATTACGTTCATAGAACATACCTGATGGTGTTGAAGCCTTGATAGACTCTTTATATCTATCATTAAGAAAGTTATTGTCATCAAGCTTAAATTGATAACTCAGTATACCTGCTTTAGGATCTGTATTTTCAATATAATCTTTCAACAACCAATGCTCGGGATGGTCAGGGTTGGTATCTACCAATATTCTTGCACCAGTTCCACTACAACGTGACTTAATCTCGTCAAACACTTCTTCATGCGCTAACGACGCTTCATTGATATATGCACCAAACGATGTCATACCACGTATTGCTCCTATACCACTTACTTTACTGTGACCTGTCTGAACCACTTGAACGCCAAATAACATGAATGAATTGTATTTATCAAAATTAAACTCAATGCCGTATTTGTTAGTTAACTCTATTAGTACGTTTTTTTGGATTGTACCTAATGTTGCACCAGCAAGTATATATTGAGGTGTCTCAATTCCTTCTTCGTCTGCTATCTTTCGCACGCGCATTAACTCACGTAAAAATAAGTCATTATTTAATATTGTTTTACCTGTACGCTTAGCTCCGTGATTAATTAACATAAACCAATCTTGTTTTTGCGTTTGCTTCAATATTTCAATTTGTTTGTCCGTATATAAAGATTTAAGTTTATTCATTGACGATCACTTCCGTTATTGCGTCGTGAAGTTGTTTGATTTTATCTTCTGTGCCACTGTCACCTTTATCTATTTGTTCAATCTTCTTCTCAAGCATCTTAATCTCAGTTTCTATTTTCTTGTTAGCTAAAACTTCGTTACCTAACGTCATTCTATTCATACCATCTAAACTAGCGAGGAATGCATCAGCTGTCGCTTTCTTCACTCCCTCTATTTCAATGTCATTCTTAGCTACATTCTTTAGCCACTCATATTCTTCAAAAGCCTTTTGGCGTGTCCATTTTGATTGTTCAGCTGCTTCTTGACGCAATTCTTCATACCTATCTAAAATCGCACTATTCTTACTCAACTCAAAAGCTCGGCTATCTATATAATTATCACTTTTACCTTTAGTCGAATACCCTGCGTCAATATATGCTTTCCGTTGGCTCTTGCCCTCGATGAGTCCTAATACAAACTTTTCTTGCTTCGGTGTTAATTTAATCAATTGTTTTCACTGTATCACACGCCTTTACGTTAATTACTCTAGTTATTTTAAATACAAAAATGCCCCTACATCTTGTGCAGGAGCTACGTTCAATAAATGTGAAAGGAGGAAAATAGTTATGACTCAAATTGCAAGAATTAAACTACCCACCATATAGGCAGGCAGTAAGTGATTAATAGCGTAACATATCAACTTTACATGTTTGTCACTTCTCAATCACATCGATGAGAACATCTAATGTGGCTATTACCCCACGTCTTAAGATAATTCTTACAAATCAATTATATAAAATTAATTCACAGTTTAAAAATAGTGTCATTTTCGTCATTTCTGTCATTTTTGTCATTTTCGTCACTGTAGTAGATAAATCTTTTCTGCTAACTCATCACGGCGCGCTAAGAAGTTGTTTCTGTTCAATTTAGAGTTAGGCATCTTCTTGATAATTGCATCTCTGTTATAACCTTTCTTCAACAACTCTAAGAAGCAAAAGTCAACGTGTCCTAATCTCTGTTGTGATTGATTTATAAACTCAACTTCTTTTAACATCTGCGCATACCTTTTATTTGCTCTTTCAAGCCTCACAACAACATCTTCAACTTTGCTTGAATTTTCCCCTTGTGGTTTCGGTAACGTCGCTTGTATACCATACTGTGCGATTGAATTGCTATCATATTCCGGTATTACATCAGCTAACACATTACACTTCATTTTATGTGTGCCTATCATATTAACAATTGACTCTTTGCTATACATCTACTCTGACACCTCCGCTCTCATCAAATCGTACTGATCGCTCAACTTTGGGAAGTCGCTCGGCGCCTCTACATCATCATTAGCCGTCATCATAATATATACTTGCTCCGTTACATACTTACCTAGCTCATACATTGCTAGTAAGAATATTAGTCTTAATATTTGTTTAATCATCATTGTCATCTCCTGTATCAATCAAAAAAAGTACCTGTCTCAACATACTCTTTAACTGTTGTTCATTTAGACTGGCTAACATAGGGCTGTAAAATTCACTATCTTCATCTTTAACAGTTTTAATAAAACAGCCTTCAATCTCAGCTTTTTCTTCTGGCGTTCCATTTTTATACGTCTTAAATACCTCGGTGTGCTTTTCTGGTAATTTCATTTTAGGTGTATTAAACATTATTATCTCCCCTCTTTAATGATTTTATTTCTTTTCGAACAAAGAACCTAATACTTCTTCACTAGGTCTTTCGAATAAGGTCACTTTAGAATTATTAGTGTAGTAAACAATAGGTGTATTTTGTGACTCATACTTCTCTTTCGCTTCTTCTTTACTCTCTGCCTCAACAACTGTAAACCTTTGATTACTCTTAGCTTTAGTTATGTGTGTATGTTTACGTCCTGTTGAATCTTTGAATGTTGTGACTAAGTATTGTGTCATTCCTCATAGCTCCCTTGAACTTGTTTGAGCTTACTCATAAAAAACATTACTAAAAATGCTATTAAGATATGCGTCTTTTGATGTTTATAAGCAAATGTAGATATCATAAAGATAGTAGCAAGCATTAACATTTCATATATGTTTGTGTGTATAGTCTTTTTACTCTTAAGAAAAATAATTGCTATGCGATAAAAGAGATAAACGCCAAACCCTATTAAAAATATTTCTAACATGTCGCTCACTTCCCCAAAACCTCCTTGACTCGATCTAATATGTCTTTACACTCCGCTACTTCCGAAGCCTTTTGCTCCACGTTCTGAAACACTCTCGAATTCCTCCACTTGCTTTAGTTCAGGTGTCCATATAGGCACAATAACCAATTGAGCTAGTTTGTCGCCTTTGTTTATGACATAACTACCATTCATACATAAAATTTTATCTGTTACAGGTAGTCGGGCATACTTTCCATCTATCCCAGCAGGACTCCGACCAAAGTTACTCATATCCTCACTCTCTAACGTTTCATTATCATTCTTGATATTAATCCCTAAATTGCCGTGATATCCCGCGTCTATCTTGCCTGTTTCAATCACTAAATGCGTTTTACTACTTACACCACTACGGCTAGTTAATAGTCCGACATAGCCCTCTGGTATGCTTACAGCTACATCTGTTTTGATCACTGCCTTTTCTTGTGGCTCAAGTACGACAGTTTCAGCTGAGAATATGTCATAACCTGCATCCGTCTTATGATTTCGTTCTGGCATTCTAGCGTTTTCTGATAATAGCTTTACTTGTAGGATGTTAGTCATTTTCCTTGTCCTCCTCATCAATTCCAGCCAATTCATACATAACGCTCTCCATACTTTTATCTTTTAAATCTTCTGACACGAATACCTTTAAATCATGGAATTCTGTAATTATTGTTTTTTCGTCATGGTCGATGTAAATTTCTAGCGTACCATCAGCTAAATTAAAAATAGCTTTATCTTCATTTTCTTTGTATCCTTTTTCTTTTAATTTCTTCAAAGATTCATTAATTTTCATTTTCCTGTTCCTCCTCATATTCAAGCTCTCTTACTTCTCTCAAAACCTCTGACGCCCAGTCTTCTGGATACTCAACCCATTGCGCATTAATAGCTTCGCGAATTTCATCAAACGCTTGCGCTTTCTTATACACGTCTTCAATCTCTTTTAGCAATCCCTCTGTGTCATTGCCGTTATACGCGCTAGCACTGATAACTGATTGTTCGATTTGTTCGCGGTTATTCATTTGTGTCATCCTCCATTTGCCCTAAAAATTCGTAGAACTCATTTGTTCCGTCTAGTTTGTCCATTCGGCACAATATAACACTTAAGTTGATTTCAGCTCTTCTATATATAGCTACTTCCTTGTTCGCTCTGCTCTCAATCTGTAGTTCGCTAAGTCTAAAACGGTAAAATTCGTATCTTCCAAACAATTCATTTTTAAGCGTGCGCCACATGTTCTCCAGCTCTTCGTTACGCTCTCTTAACTTAGCTATATCCCCAATAAGCTCGTCACGTTGCTTCTTGTACTCATCACGTTGTTTTCTCATCTTCTTCAACCTAGCTTCCATTACGCCTATTTGGAATCCTGTTTCATAGTTCACTTTCATAACCTCCTCTAAAATAAAGTTAGTTGCTTCTGTTCCTCATATTCCAAACCCTGTTGCTTTATATATGTTTCAAGCTCTTCAGCTGTATCAAATGTCTTTTTCACGCCTTGCCAACCTGGTACGATATGCCCATGAAAGTAATAAGTGCCGTTTACTACATGAATATGTGCCACTCGTTCGTTATCCTGATACAGATATCTCTTAGATCCAAAGAATTGATTTAGGTATTCTTTGCGTGCGTTATCTGTCATGATCTACTTCTTAACTTTCACGAATATGTCGTTTTCCATCAGGTAGCACGCATAACGTCCTCTTGGATGTTTCTGTGGTACATTAAACAAATGTGGCTTCTTTCTTCTTAGCTCAGCCTCTTTCTTTCGCTTTCTTTCCAATTTGCGTTCGAGTCTAGCTTGTTCCAGTCTTTCTATTGTTTTCTTTTCTCTGTACTCGCTTAAACGCGTACCTTCTGGTGCGTCCATTGCTTCATGTAGTTCCCAACCGTCTTTTACTCTCTTAGAAACCATTCCAGCGGTTATACCGTGACTTTCTATTAATTCCATTTCAGATTTGGTAAACCTATATGGTTTATCATTTATTGTTACAATCCTTGCTTTTCTCGCCATTTTATCCACCTCTTATATTTCTTCTATTCGTATGATTATTTTGGGCTCAATTCCATAACGCTTTGAGCTAGTTATTTCTGTAATTTGGTTATCGTCTTTCCACAAATAATTGTTACAAGCGTCTAGAACTGTCTTCATCAAATTATCGATATCTGGTTTAGTTACTTTTAATTGTCCAATCGCTTGAGTTTTCTTTTTCTTCGACCATGATTTAGGTGGAGTAAAGTAAAACTCTAATTCAATTTTTAATGCATTTTCTAGATTTAGCTTTGGCATTTGATTTTGTAAATATTTTTTATGTTCTGTATATTTTGTAGGCATATATGTGTGTGCATATCTACCTTTTGTGCTAAAACGCGGTCGAGGCGAGCCCATCGGCGCATTAAACACTTCATTAAATTTAATTTCTATCTCCATGTAATCCCTCATATATATTCAAATAAGCTTGTTTGGTGTCCTAACTCCATTTGTTCATTATCAATAAGTGTTTTTAATTCATAATCATCTAAGTACCAACGTCGACCATTGAATTTTGTGTGTTTTAATCCAACAACTAAATGCCGTCCATCTTTAAAATGTGGTGTAACTGAAAACATTTTGTTGCCGTCATGATCAAATAGATAGTATTTATCAAATGCATCCATTTTCAATCACTCCCATTTGCTATTTAGACGCTTAATAAAAGCTTCTCTGTCTTTCTCAAGGTTTTCATCTACTTCCGGCGTTTTCGTTTCTCTCGTGCTGTCTGTGAGCCATTTGGGTGTTTTTTCTTTTGATTGTTTAACGAAAGGTTTATAATTTTGTTTTTTGCTTTCAAGTTGTTGCTTTTCAAATGCACGTACTTGTTCAATAGATTTCAAGTTTGCATTAAGCCATGTATTCAAAATGCTTTTAGCATATCCCCAAGTAACTTTGTTTCTGTCTTTAGCGATTTTAAGTGATGCGGTAACTATTTCATCTGAATCATTTTCAAATGAATCAAGATAATAATTTAAATCGTCTAAATTGTAAGAAGTTATGAAACCGAATCCGTTATCTTGGAAGAAGTCGAAGGCGGTTGTCTTCTTCTTCTCATTATTCACATTCTTTTCATTATTATCTTTATTATCATTATTGTTTGTGTTGGTTTGATGTTGTTTTGATGTTGGGTTGATGTTTGACTGATGTTGTTTTGATGTTGGTTTGATGTCGTTTTGATGTTGGTTCCTGCCCTGCTCACTTTGATAAAAGTCATAATTGACAATGGTTATAAGGGTATATTTTGATGTTGTTTTGACTTCTAACATTCCATCACTCTCGAGTAAGTCAAGGAAGGTTTTCACTTTAAATCGTGACCAGTTAAAAAGGTCAGACAAGGTCAAAATAGATGTTAATCTTTGTCCTCTTTCAACGGTTACAATTTGGTTTCCTATAGGCACTTTTGCCTTTGAATGATTCGCTTCCATGAGTAAATATATCCATGCTTCAAACTTTGAAAATGTTCTCTTTTCTTTAAATAGCCAATGATTTTGAATTGAGCGATCAATACTTATCCAACCAGTCATATACACACCTCACTTTCAAACCGGTTAAATTAGAATGGTAAATCATCATCATTTAGTTCAATCGGACCATTTGCATTCGCAAACGGATTATCTTTTACTGGTTTGTTATTTGAATATTGCGATTGTCCACGTGTTTGTTGTACTTGTTGTTGATATAAATCTTGTTGAGTGTCATTTGAGTTTTTCGGTTCTAAAAATTGAATACTATCAGCAATAACTTCCGTAACGTATACACGTTGACCTTCCTTATTTTCATAGTTCCGCGTTTGTAACCTACCATCTACGCCCGCCAACGATCCTTTAGATAGGTATTTATTAACGTTCTCTGCTTGTTTTTTAAATACGATGATATTAATAAAGTCTGCCTCGCGCTCGCCTTGTGCATTTGTAAATGTACGGTTAACTGCTAATGTGAATGATGCTACATTTACACCATTTTGAGTGGTTCTTAATTCTGGGTCTCTAGTTAAACGACCAACTAATATTGTTCTGTTTAGCATTTATAAACCTCCAAAATAAACGGGCGCGCCCGTCACTTTTTGTATTTCACTTTTAATGTATTTTGCATTTGAATTTTGACTACTTAAATGAATTAAATGTATTTCTTCGAGTCTAGTTAAATCATTTGCTTTTAACATTCCGATAGCATGTTCTAAGCTAAAATGAGACTCCATAATTCTGTTTGCTAATGTGCTGTGCACACTGCCGTTTTTTATGTTTTCTTGCATTTGTTCATAGATATAATTAACTTCTAGCATCATGTGCGTAATGCCATTAAATTTGTATTTCAAATACTTTGTATCAGTAACATACAGAACCTTATAACCTAGTGTGCTTTGTAATAAGAAAGCCACAGGCTCGTTAGCATCATGTTCGATGTCAAACGGTAGAATTGACCATGTACCTATTCGCAGCTCTTGCTTTGCCTTAATCGTGCATAAGCGATGACTTTCAAAATTCATAGCTTGTTGTGTTCCAGCAGTCATATAGCTGATTACACCATTGTCGACAAACTGCTTTGTATACTTTGCATGATCACCATGTTCGTGTGTGATAAGACACCCTGCTATATGTCTTGTTTTATATTTGAAATGCTTTTGAACACGTTCAAATTTTATACCTGCCTCAAGTAGTAACGTAGTACGTCCATCATTTAAGACGTAGCAGTTACCACTTGAACCAGTTGCTATTGTTTCAATTAAAATGGCTCTTCTTCGCTTTCTTTTTCTGTTGCAGGTTCTTTTATTTCTTCAAAGTCAGATACATCAATAGGCTTATCATTTTCTAATTCTGTGTATTGTGCTTCTTCAAGAACTGGTTGTTCAAAGTCCAATTGTTCTTGATTTGCATTTTCTTCAACTTCTGCGTCCAACACTTCTTTGCGTTGACGTTGTTCGGATTCTTGTGCGTATTTGAAAAGATTGCTATCTGTTGATGTGTTGATATAACGTTTAGCAGCTCTATTGATAACTGTTTTTTTAGCCATTTCTTCTTTGAAATTATTATGTGTTTTAGAATTTTGTAATGCTTTTTCATCTTTAATCATTGATGACTGCATCCATGCTTGTTTAATTTGTTCAATAGTCATGACTTCAATATAGTTATCTCGTCCATCATTAAATACGATTGTGCAGTACGCACCGATAATGTTTTCTTTGTCGATGTTAAAGAAGTCTTGTTCGTGTTTAATCGCTTTGATACGTCCTGTTTCTCCCATTTCTTGCTTGAATGTATCGCCTTTATAAATCACTTGAGCAACAACATCTTGAGCACCTGCATCACGTTTTAACATCATTACATTACCGTGATAGCTACGTTGTAACTGCATTTTGTTGCCGTAAGGAATAAAGTAGCATTGATTTTTAGCTGGATTTAAACCTTGCGTTACCATGTCTAATAAGGCATTTGCTTTGCTTGTATCGTTACAACTCATTAATTTGTTATCTTGGCTGATTTGTAACCATGCTTGTTTCATGGCATTACTTGGTGAATAATCATTTGGCAATTCCAAATTGCCTTGTGACTCTAAAACTCTCACTTTGTTTAATACGTTGTCAGATACGTTCTTTTCTTGTACTAATTGTTGTTCAATAGTTTGTAATTTATTATTTTCAGTCATTTTATATAGTCTCCATTCTTAATTTTTTATCTTGTTCATTTACTATCAATTGAATTTGTTGTGATTCTGTTTTGATAAGCTCTGTTACTGATTCAGCATTATCAATAAATATTGGCGCTGTAACTTTAAAATGTTTTGACAGTGTATTGATGATATCTAAGCCAACATTAATTCTTGAGGCGTTATTTAAACCGCTGTCGTATTCGACGCCGTTAACCGTTGTGGAACATGTTTCTTCTAATTCGCCGTTAACTAAGGTATTGAATAGCTTAAATTCAGCAATTTCAAATTCATTATTGATGTTTTCAGTAAGCATTTTGACTTTTGTTGTTGTAAATTCTTTTAAGATATAAAGGTCATGTGAATACTTTTCTTTTTCATCCAATAATCTGTCTTCTTCATTTCTTAATTCAGAAATAACATCATCTAGATGTTTATTTGATTTTTCGATTGATCTTGACACTTCAATTTCTGATTTTTCTTGAGTAAGTTCGCTTATTTTGTCATCTATTCCTGAAACTTTATCTTGAATAGTTTTCCTGATGTTAGAGCGTTTTTGATTAATCTCATTTATCTCTAACATTACTGCTTTGTATTCGTCAGTTTGCGTAACGTCAACGTGAGTTGTTTTCAACTTATTAATTTTGTTTTGTATTCTTGCTGAACGCTCTTCTGCTTCGTTGATTTTAATTTGAAGATTATTATTGTCATCCTCTAACTTCTCGATGATTAGCTTTATTTTCTTGCCTTCTGAAATAATGTGATTGATAGATGTTTGTATTGTTTCTAATTCTTTCGATTTGCTAGCATTGAATTTCTGCAATGCTTTTTCTCTTGCCATATCCACTTGTTCAACTGGTAACTTTTGACCACAACAACTACATACATTGTCATCAAGATATTCAAATTTTTGATTTTTAGCTTTTTCTAAATCACTTTTTAATCCTTTATGATTTTCTAATAATTGATTACGTCTATTTTCTTCATGCGTGATTTGTTGTTTGTTTTGCTTTAATCTCGTTTTAAGGTTTGCTACCGTTCCATTTTCAACGTGTAATTCATTTGTTAAAGCATGGATTTTGTTCTCATTACTTGCGCTGTTATTGTCTTCTATGCGTTTCAATTCTGATTGTTTATCAGCTAATTGATTACGTAAATTAATTTCTTCCTTACCGTTTTGAATATCTATACGCTCATTTTCAAGTTGCTCAATTTCTTGTTTGATAATTGCGTATCTATCATTATCGAATTCTGGTACATCCTGCTTATTTTGTTGTGTTTGGTTAATACGTATCGGAATATCTTTGATATCTTTGTTAATCTGTTTTATCTTGTCCGTAAGAATCTTTTTCTTTGTTTCAATTTCATGATCTCCAAGAATATTATTTAGTTCTTTAAAATCATCATTTGTTTTAATGACATCCTCATCATTGATTGGTTTAGCAATTTCAAACAACAAACTTCTTCGCTTCTTCCAATCTAGTAAGTTAAATGCTTGAGGGTTCGTAATTAACTTGAATACATCTTCATCAATAAGTTCATCAATACGAGCTTTATAATCCTTTACTTTTATTGATTCATCATTGATATATTGTTTCTTCGTTCGACTTCGTGAGTATTCCTTGCGATTCGTCTTTTGATTTATTGTGTATTTAGGATGTGACTCTTTTTTAAAAGTCGTAATTTTTCCGTCGATTTCAAATTCTGCGAAAACAGTCGGAATTAACTCATAATTTTCTTCGTTTTTTTCGTTTAAAGGTACAGGGTTAAATGATTTGGTTGAACCGTCCAAACCTTTATCGAAAAGCAACCATTGTAATGCGGTTGCTGTTGTAGTCTTACCAGTCGCATTATTGCCGTATATTTTTGCATCTTTACCGTCAAAATTAAATTTTTCTTCTTTGATTCCGGCAAAGTTCGATATTGTTAATTTATTTATTTTCATATCCTTCCTCATGCTCCTTTTTTAATCTTCCGATGACCTCTTAGTACCTCGATAATTAAATTTTTTATTCGTTCATGGCTGTCTGGATTGATTTCATGTATCTGCACAAGCTTATTGTTTGTTTTGTAACTGTCGTGATAGTGCAAGAAATTAATCGATAAGTATCCGTGATGATTACGTTCAATTTCCAATAATGCTCGTTGGTTTGACAAAGTATATTCGTCGAATAACGTCTTAAAAATATTCAATATATTTCTTTCTGTATCTCTCATGCTTATACCTACCATTTCATGACTAAGTTCATTAGTTTGTCCTGTTCATCTGTGTTATTTTCAATCCATTCATAAACACTTTGTTTCAAAATATCTAAAGCTGTGTATAGATCGTTCTCATCAGAAACTAGTAACCCGTCAATTGAATTTCCTTCATGGTCTAGAACAACCATTTCGACGCTATACGCTCGTTTCTTAACTCTTAATTGAAAATCAAAGCCATCTACATTAATTATTTTTCGACATACGTCACCCGTTTTGTAATACATTGTTCTCGTCCTCCTTGTCATTATCTATAGCTAGAATTTTTAACGCATTTTGATAACATCAGCGATATCTCGGTAAACAGCTCTACGTTTCAATAAATTAGCAATATCAACAACATTCCCAATCACACAATGTGACGACGGTGTAAAATCTCCGTTGCTAATCCCTACATTTGAAAAAAGTAAAACGTCAAATTCAGTTTCTTCATCGATTTCGCTCGCTAAATCAAACAATTCTGCATTCTTTTCAGCCAATAAACCCCTTAATTCGTCTTGAGTCATATCTTTATAATTTTTAGTCATGGTTGACTTCCTCCTTGTTTCGTTTTATATTGAAAATGAATTAATTTTGTTAATCGTTTGTCACTGTTACTTGTTGACGCAAGTAGCAGTTTTTTTATTCTTCATAAAAGTATTCTTTGTAGTATATGAATGTTCCAATGCTTGCGAATCCTGCAATTGACCACGCTGTAGTGAAGTACAGCAATGGCATAAGCACAATCGCTAAGACTGTGAAACATAGCACTGCTAATAGGTAGCTTTTATATGTGTCGCTCATTTTATTCTCTCCTTATATATTTCATTGAAATGCTCATCGACGAATTTATTCATCTTTCTTGCGTTAAATCTCCAGCGATTAAAACTCTCATCTGGGTAATGCACAATTCCTTGCGCTCTTAGTTCTTTTTCAAATCTAGGATGAAATAGTAATCTGTCCTTGATAGTCTCATCAGATGCAATTTTTAATTTCTTCTTTAAGTCACTCATGTTCCATACAGGGTCTAATGAATAACCAATTAGCTCATCATATTCATCTTTTGTGATAAGTACATGTGTTTCAGGTATTGGAACTGTTACGTTTAAAATGTGTGGCATTTCTATCTTTCCTTTCGTGTATAATGTTGTTATCTCCTAGTGAAAGGAGGTGATAAGTATGCATAAGAGATTGCTCACTCAATATTTAGATAAAGAAATCGTTACTTCTTTAGATTTACATTTAATTAATGGTGAAGTTATTAAAGTACAAGAACATATGAAAGATGCTGAAAGCAAAACTCTACACATCATTTATCCAAAAGATAGAGTTGTCAGTTTAGATCATGTTTTGTATTTCGACATTAACGTTAAAGGTGAAAAGAATAACGATAGTCCTTATCCATCTTAAAATCCATAGTGCTTATAGTTATTTGCTATTTGTTGACAGTTATCACTGGCAAGTCCTACCTTGTCAGCTTGGTAACTGTATTGATTATTTACTTCATTTACTAATCGATTCCATTCGTCTCTTGGTATATCTTCAAGAAGTAAGAGAATCATCTTTAATTTTTCTTCGTTCATTTGTTATTCCTCCTTTTAAGATGTTTGTTTTTCTCCTAAAAACTTATTAACAAAGTATTGTTGTCCTTTGCCTGTTACTTTTGGCGTCTTACTAATTGATGTGTGACCGTCCGAATGTGTGATTGATGTTTCTTTAATTTCGAATAACTCACGTTCCATTGAATACTGTGTAGGCATGTTATAATCCACACCCTTGCGTTTAATAAGGAATCCGTTTTGACGTAACCACTCAAACAATCTGCGTTGCCCGATGTTTACACCGTTTTGTTTAATGATCTTTGCTAACTCTCCAACTAAAATTGATGTCTTAGTAGTAGCTACTGCATCTGCAAATACAATTTTTGGTTTATCACGTTCAATCTTTGTTTCTAATTGATTGATTGTGTTGTTAGCAATTTTTAAAGCACGTTGCATAATCATTTCTGGGCTGTTCCATGCTTTTTCAACTTGGATGAAGTATTGTCTTGCACGTTTACCAGGTTCACTACGTTGAATCATTGCGATTTCTTTTGCAGTGTCTAGTGTGAGTGCGTGGTCAATATAGTGTGTCATATTGCCTTGAGCTGTTGCTCTTTTTTGAGCGATAGCTGTGTAATCTGTATTTTCTTCAAATCCGTATTTAAGCATTCTTGGAAACCAATCTTTATATGCTGTCTTAACTTCTAATGCTTGATGAAGTTCTCGACCGCTGATTGCGATTTCTCCATTTTCTTTTTCTTGAATATTGAACATTTCTCCGATGTTCGAATTTGTTTGTAATGCTTGCATATTGTTTATGCTCCTTTCTGCTATACTCCTATTAAGGAGGTGAATGACTTATGACTAATGAAGCTAAATTTGTCCTTTTACAACTTTATTCAATTTACCTTGATAGAATTGACGAAGGTATGTCTAAACGTTCTGCATCTTATTTCGGTAGTGATGAATCCTCATTTAACGCTTTCTTTTTAGATTTTAATTTTGAAGACTATATCGATGCAGTTCTTGAATTAAAGCATAGAGATTTTGTAATTGCTTCTGCTGAAGATGGCGGTTTTCTTGAGATGGCTCTTTCTCGAGAAGGTATCGCCTACTCAGAATCAGAATCCAAAAAAGATTACAAAACACTTATGGATTTAATTAGAGATTTGAAAAAATTAATAATCTAAAATCCAATCATCTGCTATTAAATCGTCTGCGCTAGGCTGCCACCTTCCGGCGGCGGTTTGTCTTTTTTTCTTATAGTGTCTAGATACGACTAGGCATTGATAACGCTGCAAATTAGTTGGTAATATCCCATACACATCTTGATTCTCTCTCCTTATACTTATTCCTTTCTCCATCGCTAGCTTCGTTGCTTCTTGAATGTTCATTTGTTATTCCTCCTATTAAGATGTTTGTTTTTCTTTAAATGCTAAAATAATTGATTTCTTTTTATCATTCGTAAATACGAAATTTTCGTATTCATTACCTAAAAAAATATCATCATATTTAACATTAAAAGCACTCATATACTTAGAAAGTAAACTATCTTTAATGTTTGTAGAGTCTTTTTCCATATTTTGAATTGTACGTGATGAGACCTTAAATAAATCTCCTAACTCTTTTTGAGTCAATCCGTAATCAGTCCTCAACTCTTTTAATGTTTTCATGTTGTCACCGCCTTTCGTAAACCTAATATAATACGAAATTTTCGTATTGTCAACATTAAATACGTTTTTTTCGTAAAAAAACTTTACTATGATATGAAAATTTCGTATAATAAGAAAAAAGGAGGTAAGTAATATGAACAAAGAAAGAAATATTATTATAGCCAAAAACATTAGAAAATTTCTCAACGATTCAAATATGTCTCAAAAGAAACTTGCTGAACTCATTAACATAAAACCATCTACTTTAAGCGATTATTTAAATTTACGTTCCAACCCCTCTCACGGCGTTATACAAAGGATAGCTGATGTTTTCGAGGTTGGTAAAAGCGACATAGATACTACATACAAAGACGATAACGACATCACTTCCATATACAACAAACTCACACCTCCCCGCCAAGAAAACGTACTTAACTATGCAAATGAACAATTGGAAGAACAGAATTCTAAAGGAGATAACGTTGTAGATATTAATTCATATAAACAGGAGAAAACTCCAGTTAACGTCAATGGTTGCGTCTCTGCTGGTGTAGGAGAACGTTTACACGATGAAACGCTATTTACTGAAATGGTTAAAGGACCTATCCCCACACACGATTTAGCGTTAAAAGTAAATGGTGATTCTATGGAACCTATGTTTAAAGATGGCGAAATCATATTTGTGGAGAAAACTCACAATATAAAGAATGGACAAATTGGTATATTCATCATTGAAGAAGAAGCGTACGTTAAGAAAGTCTTTGTTGAAGATGATAGATTGACTCTAGTTTCACTAAATAAAGATTACGACGATCTACACTTTTATAGAAATGAAAGTGTGAGGTTAATTGGAAAAGTTATTTTATAAAAGGAGCACTTGCAAATGAAAAAATATGATATTGCAGTCTTAGACTTTGAAACTATGAATGAACATATGAACAGCCCTTGCGAAGTTGCTGTATCTTTAATTAAGGATTTATCAATAGTAAAAGTTTATTCATCTTATATTAATCCTCCTAATAATAGATATAACTTGAAAAACGCTAAAATACATAAAATACCTGAAGATGTCATATTAAAAGCACCTAAATATCCAGATATTTACCAAGAAATTCTCTATCTTTTAAAAGAATCACATTTAATTATTGCTCATAATGCACTTTTTGATATTTCAGTATTAAAAAATACTAATAATTATTATGACTTACCTGTTCCAAACTTCATGTATGTCGATAGTATAAATATCTTTAGAAGCTTCCACGCAATCTCTAGTTTTAAATTAGAAAATTTGTGTAGCTTATATGATATCGATAAAGAAAAATTACATTCTGCTAAATTTGACGTGCTAGCTTTATCGAAGATGTTGATATCACTCGCTAAAAACAATCAGCATTATAGTGTATTAAAATTAATACATTATATGCCTAAGCAATACATTAGATTTAGCAAATATTCTAACTCTCCAACTAAACTTTTCGATTCAGGATTTCAAAAAATTCATATGAAAATATCTGAGATTAATAAAATAGAAGTGGAAAGTGTAATCCCTATTTTAAAAGATAAAAATGTTGTTTTTACAGGTAATTTTGACACTGAAAAACAAGATTTAATGATATTAACTAGAAAGAAAGGAGCTTATATCAGAAGTGACGTAACTGCAAAAACAGATATTTTAGTCGAAGGTGTTCAAGATGATAAATATAAAGATGTGAACGGACTAGTTTCAAAACAACGAAAAGCTCGAGAATATGTTGGAAATGGTGCAAAAATTCAATTTTTAAATGAAGAAGACTTAATAAATTTAATAAAGGAATAATAACGATGATCAAAAAAATTTTTACAAAAAAGCATGTATTCTTAGTTATAGAAGATGAAAACCATAATCACAGTGATGCTGTTTTTGGAAAAAGTATATTACTTTCAATTTACGTCGGTGTGAATAAAAAGACTAATTCTAAATCAGGGAAATTTATATACCTTGACAGATCTAAAAGAATCGTTAGACAATCTGATATCACCAAAATAGAATCAGCTAACGAAAATGATGTAGATTTTTATAATTTACTGAAGAAAGAAAAGGAAATTGTTTATTCCAAAAATATAGTAGATAAATACAATTTAGCGAACTATATAATTTACTACGAAGTTAGTACTAAAGAATAAACCAATCCATTATTTCATAATACTAACCTTAAATTTACAGAGGTTTTAATTATGAAACATGAAAAAAGCAATCTTAACTTTAAGTCTTATATTTATTACCTACTACCTCACTTTTAAATATATGTGGATTAAAGAATTGAAGTATTAATTATGCTTATTTAAAAAAGACGTCTATTTCAGCAGTGTTTGAAAGGAAGTTTATAATGAAAATAACTAATTGCAAAATAAAAAGAGAAACTGTAATATACGAAGTTTTAACTAGTGGTAATCAACCATTCACTTATGAGTTACCTAAAGATTTATCGTCACATAATGCGCGTAAATACTTGGAATTTATTTCACAAAAAATAGATGGCGATAAGTTAACCAAAGAAGATTCATTATGATTTTACTAATCAAAAAACGTCTACAAGTGTAGACGTTGAATGGTGGTGAGAGTGTGAGCGAGAATAAAGGAGAAATGATGACGCATAATATAGAAAAACGCATTAATAAATTAAAAACTTCTGGAAATCCAAAATTTAAAAAATTAGATTCAGATATTCACTATTTACTCAAGAGATTTGAAGGTGAAAAAAACCATAAAGGTTTTTATCCAAAGTTTAAACAAGGAGAAATAGTTTTTGTAGATTTCGGTATAAACGTTAATAAAGAATTCTCTAATTCACACTTTGCAATAGTGATGAATAAAAATGATTCTAATACGGAAGATATAGTAAATGTTATTCCCTTATCTTCTAAAGAAAACAAAAAGTATTTAAAGATGAATTTTGATTTGAAATGGGAGTATTATTTAAGATTGTTTTTAAATTTAATTAGCGCGCAAAATAATTCAGCTATATTAAAAGAAGTTTTCGATAAAAAATACCAAAAAAACAACACAGAATTCATCACTAAAGATTATTTTAGTGAATTTATATCTGATAGTTTAGAAATTGAAAATAAATTAAATAAAATTGACAGAAACATTAATAACATAGTATCAGCAATTGATAAGGTAAAAAAATTAAAAGGTAATAGTTACGCTTGCATAAATTCTTTCCAGCCGATTAGTAAGTTTCGCATAAGAAAAGTTTTACCCCAAAAAATTAAAAATCCAGTAATAGATTCTTCGGATATTATGTTACTGATAAATAGAATTAATAATAATATATTGCAGATTCCTGATATAAGATGATATAATTTTAATATATTAAAGGTTTATCCTTTAAAACACGTATATATTCGTTACCATTTTTGGTAATTAACCATGTAATCTTATAACTATAAGTGGCGTCTGTATTTTATACAGGCGTCTTTTTTTATACAATTTTCATGGGTAGCCCGCCTACCCTTATTATTTTTTGCCAATTTTGAGGAGGGAACGCATGAAAACACGTTGTTACGATGGTAAAAAATGGCAATATGAATTTAAGTATGAAGGAAAAAGATACCGTAAGAAAGGTTTTAGAACAAAGCGTGAAGCTAATTCTGCTGGACTAGACAAGTTAAATGAGTTAAGAAGTGGTTTTAATATAGATAACTATATAACTCTTGAAGAATACTTCGAAAATTGGATTAAAACGTATAAACAACCTGTTGTTAAAGAAAATACCTACCGTCATTATAGAAATGCATTACAACATATACAAAAACATAAAATAGGTAAAATGGAGTTATCAAAGATAAATAGACAAGTTTATCAGAAATTCATAAACGATTATTCAAAAGAACACGCAAAAGAAACTATAAGAAAAACAAACGGTGCTATTCGGTCAGCTTTAGATGACGCATTATATGATGGGCTTATTTTTAAAAATCCCGCTTATAAAGTTAATTATAAAGCCGGAAAACCTACGAAGTCAGAACAAGAAAAATTCATCTCGGTAACTGAATATGAAATACTAAAAGATCACGTCAGAAAGAAGAGAACTCGTTCATCATTAGCGCTATTCATAATGATTTGTACGGGTTGTCGTGTCAGTGGTGCAAGAAATATAAAGATTGAGCATATCAACCAAGTGAAAAACACTATATTTATTGACGAGCGAAAAACCGATACTTCCCCTAGATATATCAGTATCGCTAAATCTGATATGAAACACATTATGGACGTCATAAGTACATTTGCAATTAGCTATGATGGTTACATTTTCAAAGAAGCCGGATCTATAATTAACCTTCATGCTATCAATAATGCTTTGAAATCAGCCTGTAGAGTCAATAATATATCAATTATTACATCGCACGCATTAAGACACACTCATTGTTCTTATTTACTAGCAAAAGGTGTATCTATACATTACATTTCTAAAAGATTAGGTCATAAAAATATAGCAATAACTACATCCGTGTATTCTCATTTGTTAGAAGAAAAATTTAATGAAGAGGACAAAAAAACAACTAAAATTTTAGAAAGTATGTAATTTAGGGACCCATTAGGGACTCCAAACCCAATAAATACTGTTGTTACAAGGTTTCTATGTATCCAAACTGGGGGCAATATAAACGCGCTGATTTAATCGGACAATCTTCTTATATTAAAAATAATGATGTCGTAATATTCAATGAAGCATTTGATAATGGTGCATCAGACAAATTATTAAGTAATGTGAAAAAAGAATATCCTTATCAAACACCTGTACTCGGCCGTTCTCAATCAGGGTGGGACAAAACTGAAGGTAGCTACTCATCAACTGTTGCAGAAGATGGTGGCGTAGCGATTGTAAGTAAATATCCTATTAAAGAAAAAATCCAGCATGTTTTCAAAAGCGGTTGTGGATTCGATAATGATAGCAACAAAGGCTTTGTTTATACAAAAATAGAGAAAAATGGTAAGAACGTTCACGTTATCGGTACACATACACAATCTGAAGATTCACGTTGTGGTGCTGGACATGATCGAAAAATTAGAGCTGAACAAATGAAAGAAATCAGTGACTTTGTTAAAAAGAAAAATATCCCTAAAGATGAAACGGTATATATAGGTGGCGACCTTAATGTCAATAAAGGCACTCCAGAGTTCAAAGATATGCTTAAAAACTTGAATGTAAATGATGTTCTATATGCAGGTCATAATAGCACATGGGACCCTCAATCAAATTCAATTGCGAAATATAATTACCCTAATGGTAAACCAGAACATTTAGACTATATATTTACAGATAAAGATCATAAACAACCAAAACAATTAGTCAATGAAGTTGTGACTGAAAAACCTAAGCCATGGGATGTATATGCGTTCCCATATTACTACGTTTACAATGATTTTTCAGATCATTACCCAATCAAAGCCTATAGTAAATAG